CAGCAAGAGAAATTATAAAAGCATATAACAAAGATCCTGAAGACTGGATACCAAATGCATGGATGCAACCAGCACCAGCACCAACAGGACCACAATTGTTTACAGATACAAATGCAGAAGAAGAAGGTGCTGCTCCAGAAGTAAAACAAGATGAAGGATTAAAAGAAGTTGTTCCAAACACAGATGCAAATTCAGCTGCAAGTAATTTAATGAATTCAATTGGTAATGTGGGAAAATAATATGGATGTATCAAATAAAGAAAAAGGAATATTACAAAAGTTAGTAACAGAACAAACTTTTGATATAATGAATAGAGTTGCATCTGCTTTACTTAATCAATGGAATATTGGACCAATTGCAAGAGAAAATGAATTTGAAACATTAAGAGAAGCAATTGGTAGAGATGAAAGAAAAAAGGCATTAGTTACATTTTTGAAAACATTAGAAGATTTATCACATGGCAAATAAAGATATATTAAAAGAAGAATATTTGAATCACTCAAAACTTTCAGAAAGAAGGAAGTTTGCTATGGCTGATATTTCTGGCAGAGGTGAAGATGTTGCAATTGAAATAAATTGGAATAAGTTAGTTGATAGGAAAGGTTATATAAAGATTAACATTGGAGATAGAGAAGCAGTTGTGAGTAGAGAGCATTTGTATGCAATTTTATTTATTTTAGGATCTGCTGCTGAACAAGAAAAGATGATTTCTCCATTTATAAAAAAGACTCAAGTTACAAAGTATTTCAAATTGATAGGAGTTACAGCTACTCAGGATATTGCAAAGGGAGAACTACTAAATGTTCCACTTGAATTTACACTCAACCCAAAAACACATCAGGTCATAATTGGCAAAGGGTCGGCTGGTGTAATTGAAAGGGCAATTAGTAGAAAAAATAATAATCAAAATGGCTAAACAAGAAATAAAAAAGAATAAGAGTAATAAAGGAAATGTGGGAGCTCCAGCTGTAGAACTTGTAGATGTGCTTAAGGATGCAATTCCACTTCCAAGTCTTGACAAAAAGATGGATGAAGTTATCTCTGGAATAAATACATTGGCAGGAGCAATTGGCAAGTTAGTTGATATGCAGACTGCAAGACCATTAGCAGACAGAATTACAGCAGAAAGTGCTATTCTACCAGTAAAAGAATTCATTCCAAAGTTAGATGATGAAACATATCCAAGTGATTATGTTCCTTCCAAGTTCAGAAGGATTGTTGATGCAATTCTTTCAAAGGAGTTTGGATTGACAATTGTTGATTTTGATGATAGAACAGATTTTCAAGTGAACATTATAGTTCCTGAAAAATACAGTTCTGTTGCAAAGGAGGACAGAGATAAAGGAATTTTAGATGTAAGATCTAGAATTATTCCAAGATCTTTAGGAGAAAATGGAATTAAAGAGTGGTGTAAATTAATAAGATTAAATCTTAATAGGTATTATTCAAAGGAAGGAGTTCAAAGTCCTTTTAGTAATATAGATGAATTATAGTATGAAAAATATAAAAGGTAAAAATCCAAGAGATTGGGATAAAGAGCAAACAAGTTTAGTTTATCCATCATTGTATGTAGATGAAAAGGAAATGCCAGAAATAGAAGATTGGAAAGTTGGACAAGAATATGAATTAAAAATAAGAGTTAAAGTAACTACAAAAGATGAATATGCAGATGGAACTGCAACAAATTCAAGACTTGAAGTTATAGCATATGAAGATTTAACAGATTACAATAACGATCCATCTACTCCAAAGTATGGATTTAATCCAACAAAATCATAACATGAAAAAGTTTAAATTAACACAAGGAGATGCATATGATTTGTCCATGGTAATGTCTATGGTAATCAAAGAGCAATCAAATAAATTGACATTCAAAGAAATTCTTAGATTGCAGAAATTTGTAAATTACACTTTGAAAGAAATTACTGATTTTTCAAGTAAAATTGACAAAATAAATGAAGAAAAGGCTGTATTTGTAGAAAATGCAAATAAGAAGATTGTAAAATACAGAGAGGAATTACAGAAATCACTTCCAAAGGATGCAGAGTCTGCAGAAAAATTAAATACAAGTGTTCAAGAATTTGTTCAAACTATATTGAAAGAAGCAGAAATTGGAGTTGAAGGAGAAATAAATCCAAAAGTAGAAAGTCTTTACACTGTAGAAGGAAAAGTTGAAAAAGAGTTTGAAGTTGAAGAAGAGTCCCATAAAGTTTTAGTAGATGCATTTGAATTATATGCAAAAGAGAAGTATAATAATAAGAATAGGATGATTGAAGTATACGAGACTCTTACATCTGCTGAATAATAGTTCATTAACAATTCACAAGTCCTTTGAGGAGCAACTAGAGTGCTGATTATTTTTTTATCTTAGGTATACTTTTTCTTTGTTTTTGGTATATCCAATCAGCATTCTAACTGCTCCTTAACAAAACTTGTGTCATTCTCTCCTCTTCATGAGAGATACTACTCCTTCTGGAGTGGTTAAAGTGAAGTTAAACAAATGACAAAATTAAAGTTAGGAAATGACTTCACCGATGCTGATGGTTCAGACATCAACAAAGGTGAAGAGTCAGACCAAAAAACTTCTACTGATGAGGTAGAAGACGAGAGTGGAAACTCTGCTGATTCTGACAACAGCAAAAAAGATCCAGAAGAAGATGAAACTGAAAAAGAGTCTATAGATGAGTCTGATGATGAAGCAAATAAGGAGGAAAATCCTGATGTTGCAGATCCAGAAGATTCTAAAGACAATAAGGAGGAAAAGCCAGAGGACAAAGAAAAGGTCTTGCAAGGTCTACTCAAAACAGAGAAAGACATTGATAAAGACCATACTGATATTGATGTTGCTATTTCTGCTGCCAGAAAGAGAATTTCTGACAAAAGACATGGCAGAAGAGAAAAAAGAGACATTGTTGGAACTATAGATGAAAAATTTCCTGATGATCCAGAAAATACTGATGATTTATCTGATATTGATCCAACTACTTTAGAAGTATTGGACAGATTTGTCAAGGCAAAAGGTCTTGTTCCAAAATCTGAATTGGCAAAGATGAATTATCAAGATCAGCACAATAATGCTCAAGAGCAATTTTATGCAGGTCATAAAGAGTATTTGCCAGAGAATGACCAAGATGATGTTTTGTATGGTGCTATAAAGAAAGAATTGTCTCTCTTTTCAGCTCCAAAGGATCCAAAGATGATTAAATTGTTGTTTGAAAGAGCACACAATGAAGTTGTCAAACAGTATCCTGATAAATTCAAAACTAAAATACCAAAGACTGATAATAATGATAACATAAATAAAAATGTTAGACTTAAAACTCAGAAACTTGGTGGAAATGCATCTGGAGGTTCTGATTCTCAAGGTGAGTCTGGTTCTGGTAAAAACTTTTCTGTTGCTCAAATAAGAGCATTGGAAGATGGTGGATGGACTCAAAAGGAAATTGAGGATCTTACTAAATAACCAAAAGAAATTATGAAATATGGTGCTGGATTTACTATCCTAAGGGATAATGCAAGCAAAGGTGCCCATGCTCTTCCAATTTCATCTCAGACTGTTGCAGTTGGAGATCTATTGGACTTAGATGTGGGTGCAACTACTTGGACTGTCTGCACTTCTACTTCTGTTTCCTATACAAGGAAAGCAATTGCAATTTCATCTGCTACAAGTTCAGATACAGAAGTTGATGCAATTGAAGTAGATGGAAGTGAAGATATTCAAGTTCAGTCAGCAGGTGCTTCTTTAGCAGCTGACAATGGAGATAGAATGGCATTGACAGACAAGAACACTGTGAATAACAGTGGGACTGATGTAACAACTACAATTGTAGGTTTTCTACAAAGAGGAGTAGTTGGTGCAACTGGTGACAACCAGATCTGGGGAAACGTGTTGGTCGGAAATGGTGTGGTTAGTACAGTTTCTTAATAGCAATAATTAATCTAAAATAATAATATGAGTGCTCCTTTAACATTAAGTCAAGCAGTCGATCTAACAAATGTTGCTATCAAAGACATTTACTTGAAAGAGAGTAAACTTGAAAAGAAATCAGTTTATAACAAATACTTTAATACAGTATCTGGTGTAACTGATTACTACATCAAGGATTCTTCTCTATCAGGGTTAGGTGCTGCTGCAAGGATAACAGAAAATGCTGTTGTCACTTCAGAAGTCCCAGTTCAGGGATATGACCAAACTTATACACAAGTTGAATATGGTAAAATGTTACCAGTTACAAAAAGAATGTGGAAGTTTGGTATTAAGAAGAGAGATTTAACAAGAGTGGTTAAATCATTGGTTGCTGCATGTGAAAGACATAGAGAAATTCTATGTGCAGACAGGTTGGATAATTCTTTTTCAACTA